CTCAGTTCCCCAATCATAAACTGTTCCACTATCAGCAGCGGTCCAAGTATCTGTAGTGTTAAAATACAGACAAGACCTCCGCAGAAGCCAGAAACCATCATCTTTGACTAATGTCCCCCCTAATTGATAGCCGGTTATCCAATGACTACTCCTACCATCTGGAGCATTTAGTAGTGTTGTGGATTTAGCTGTCCCACCATTCAGGTGAACAATAGGCCAATTCACTCCACTTTTCATCGGTCTTGTTTCACAAGGCATTTCAAACTCCTTAAGTTATCAAATTAACAATTTCAAAAAGTTTAGTTACTCCGTTTTCTTTCATTACCAATCCAAGTTTCTCTGTTCGGTTATTTGATTGTTTCTCAAATGGAAACGTCCCAGAATATATACCATCGCCTAATTCATCGAATTCCACTACATCCGATTTTGTCATATTCGGATAAATCACATATCCGGTCACAGTTACCGCCTCTTGATACCCTGCGGAGGCGTAGAAAATCTGAAAGACATTTTCGTGATGTCGTATTGTAATTGTTATAGCCATACATGCAAGTATTTATCCTACCATTGGAGGGGATACAATATCACTTGCTTTAGCGACATCATAATCAGCAAGGGCAGTATCAACTTCTGCGTTTATTTCTGTGATTGAAACATCATTAAGAGCGTCAATTTTCCCATCAACAACATCGACTTTACCATCAACAGTTGCCACATCATCCCCAACAGAATCAACATCATGTCCTACAACATCAAAATCTTTTACAATCTTACCTGGTTTAGTGGCACTATCAATCATAACTCTCCACTTACCCTCTGCGTCAGGAGTGAAAGAGCCTGCATATCGACCAGTAGTGCCAATTTCAGACATTACAACATCTGGAAAATTAGAAATATCTTTTGCACCAGTTTCGTCATAAATTTCCATTGTTACATCTGTCAACCCAGTAGTTGATCCAGCGGCTTGATATGTAACCTCATGTACTGTACCTACTTTAGAACTCATTTTATTACCCCTTCTGTGCGTGTTGCGATTCGCTGTAAACTACAAGAGCATCATTAACATTGTATCGAGAATCGTAACTGTTTTTGTTTATTACTTCAAATTCCATAAAAATAGGTTTTCCTAAAGATACTGAATCATAGATATAAAGTAGTAGCGGTCCTAATGCACTTGTGTCAGATATTGTCAATGTCAAGAAATAACAACCTGCACAATTAGGAATATCTGCCCAAGTTCGAGTTACTATATCTTGGACAGTCCCATCTGCCTTTACAATATATCTCCAATAATACCAACTAAGTAATGCTCCATAAACAGGATCAAGTGGGTCAGTCATTTTAGTTTGCTTTGTAAGCAGTACCCCGACCCGAATTATCTGTTCGGTATTATGACGAAGCTCTATCATATTTCAAAGAAAAAATCGTGTCCCTCCATATCCCCAGAGGGACACGCAATTCAACTATTCATTTTTAGGATTACGCATCATCCGCTGTTTGCGTCACAGATGTAGCACTACCCATCTCGATGCCATCGGCATCTCCACCGGCATCCTCATTGTACCAGTTTTCAAAACAAAATACAGCATCAGCGACAATGGCAACACCAATTGTGGCTAAGTTTGTTTTGATATAGTTCCGGCAAATAATCCCAGTGGTTCCAGTTAGCAGTTCAATGGCAGGCTCAGTATCGCCTTGATAGAAAATGTTGTTTCTAATCACAAGGTCTTTGCTGAGTGTAGTGTCCCCGTTAATACAGGCGACTTGGTATGGGCCTCTAAAGATGTTATTCTCGATAATGGCCCGGTCTGAAGCACCTGTAAACTTGATTGCAGAGTCACAACCATTATTTGAAGCGTGTACGAAGAAATTACAATTTCGTACCACAAGGTCGTGACACCCAGCCTTCACATCGACGCCAATAACAAAGTCATCATCACCGTTGGCAGCTTCGCCTTCCAGAACCCTAATCCCGTCCAAAACACAATCAGTATTACCCGTCTCGATGTCGATAGCTATAGCTGTTACGGTAATACTGGGCAAAAGATTCAGGTTCTTTAGTGTTATATTATCGGCTCCAATGTCAATAGATGAGTTAGCATGATTGAAATGAATTGTGGGCCTGTCAAGTCCATTTCCATAGCCAATACAGGTAATACCTGCTTGGTCAAAATCTATAGTTGCTTCTGCTAAATCTTCTACATGGCCGGGGGCAACATGAATAGTATCGCCATTATTGGCGGTACATAGGCCAATCGCATAGTCAATAGTGTCAACTGGGTGTTCCCAACAAGTACCGTGAGCCGTATCATCTACGCCCAAAGCACTATCAACATATATGTTGTTGCCGGGAGTATTTCCTTTGGCTTCAATCTGTACCGGGGCTAAATTACCGCCAAGGTCTGCCCATGTATTGTCGTGACAACACATAATGTTCTGCTGAATACAGGCATATCTGTTGTCAGAAACACAAGTATTTCTGGCAATAACACCAGTCACCGTCAGGGCAGTTTCCTCAATTTCGATACAATGAATACCGGATTTCTCGCAGATAATCACATTGTCTGTAATCATCACTTCCTGACAGGCGTTACCACCAGCCGGGATTTCAATAACAGCCTCATCCGGTGCAGCAAGGAAATAGTTATTCTTGATTGTAACATCGGTAATGTCACAACCAAGATCAATACAATTATCAAGGTTCTCATCAGTTGGCATATAGAATCGACAGCCTATAATCTTCAAACCATCACCGTGTCCAGAACCTCCAGTCGTATCAGCAGTAATACAGGACAACGGGGTTTGGCCGTTTTCAACGAACTCGCAGTTGATAATATGAAGATCATCACCGTCAACATCAATCATGTGATTCTGACTGGCAACATTACAACCAAACTTAATATTCTCAACTCGAATATTATCTGATGTAATTGTTAAGGCAGCAGCCGCATTTGTAGTAAATGTTACAAATGGCTTACTTTCACCATAACCGTGACCAAGAATAGTAATTCCAGCCTTATCCCCGACGATTCCAGCAGTTCCCACATTCTCTGTATGCCCGGGAGCCACATGAATAACATCACCGTTGGACTCTGTACACTTGGCAATGGCAGCATCAATCGTAGACAAAGCTGTTTCCCACGATGTTCCTGCCCCGGCTGCTGAACCTATTCCAGCATCTACGTACCAGTGGTTAGCGATGTTGGTTCCGCCGATAGTTCCGCCATAGGGACGAGCACTCACGCCTTCATTTATCGTGACATTGTTATCGAACAACAAGCAGCCAGCCGCTTCAAGTGCAGAACCATCAGTACCATTCGGACAGTGAATTACGTTGTGGGCGACTACCCCGGTTGTACTGGAATGTAATGTAACAGCAGAACCAACAGTAGCATCGTATTGATTGATGTAGTTGCCTATGATTTCCACATCATAACCAGCAGCAGCGTCACCGTCAATAAGATGCTCATTCCAATCACCCCGGAACACACAGTCGTGAATCTTCAATCTGGTAATTGCACCAACAATCTCGATACACTGATCTGAAGGTGTTCCACCAGCTACATTATAATGCCGATTACCACGTAGTGTCACGTCAGTCATAGCAGCCGCAAGCACAATATGAGCCAAAGCCTGAGCATCGTTAGCTGATTCATAAAACATACAGTTTTCAATCGTCAAGCCGTTAGCATCAGCCGTAGCCGACAACATAGCCGTGTTACTATCTATGGTATTGTAGAATACCAAGTTGTACAACGTACAATTTGCATTTCTAACATCAATGCAGGCATCCGTAGCTGTAGCTAATGTAAATTTAGGTCTCCGTGTGCCAGAACCCAAACCGATAATTGTTACACCACTTTTATCTACACAAAACTCATCCGTAGTGGTTCCGGACACATTACTATCATTTGTATCAGCAATAGTCTCTGTATGACCTGCGGCCACGAGAATAACGTCTCCCGCACCATTGGAACATCGACTAATTGCATAGTTTACGGTACTGAAGGGTTTGTCCCAACTTGCTCCCTGACCAGAATCAGCACTATTCGCGGAATTACCACTGGTTCCATCTACGAACCATGTATTACCATTATCCTGCCGGTCAGTTCCCTCAAGCCATCCCAACAAACCATACCGCATAACTGCATCGTATGTATTCATTCTGTAACTCCTATATTAAAAACCAAAATTACTCTTAGATTACGAAGCCCAAACTGAAGCGGTTGCACCACCCAAGCCTGTAACTTGTATCTTTCCGACTTCACAACCATAACAATCTACTTCGTAAGACGCTGAAATATCAGAAACCGGATAACTATTAGCATCTCCTGAAGCTACCCGCAACCCGATCATTACCAGTACAGTACCGGCATCTACAGTAATAGCGTTTCCTGCGGTGGTATCGAGGTTAATCATTACACAATCTTTAACAACCGGGTAGTTAATAGCCCCTACATCCAAGTCAAGAATAGCATCTGTCCAGTCACCATGAAAAGTACAACCCTCAACTAAAATGTAATCGGCATCGTCCTCAACAAAAAGACAGGAAAGATTGTCACCGCCCAACAGATTTTCAAACTGACAGTTTCTAAGTGTAAAGTAATCAACCTCATCTTCGAGGTTTACACACTTCAGAAGTTCGAGTGTATTAGCTGTCTCGTAGAACCTGCAATTTTCAATCGTTACATATTCAGAGCCGGATTTGACATCTATAGCCTTGGTAACTCCATCTGTTTTAGTCCCTACAAACTGTAGGTTACTCACAGTGACATTATCGGCATTGATTTCAAAAGTCGAAGCAGTAGCACTAAATGAAATTACAGGTCTTTTGCTTCTGACCCCCAGACCAATGATGCTGACATCATCAACATCAAGGTCGATTCCATAAGCACCACTAATTGTTTCGGTATGACCCGGAGCAACCAGAATTATGTCCCCTTGGTCAGCAGTACATAAACCGATAGCATAATCTATCGTTGCCAAGGGTTTTTCAAAAGAGTGTCCGTGTTCCGTATCGTCGGCATCGAGAGCATATGTAGCTCCAGAATCTACAAATAAAATCTGGGCTTCACTTAACAGGGCGACCCCGAGGTTGGACAGGTATGGCATAATAGTCCAGCCATATTTCTTGATTAAATCGCTTACTAAATAAGGATTTGTTGCAGCCATTTCATAACTCCTAAACTAAACTAAAAATTAATGGTTAAAAAAATCCGGGGAAGTCTGAAACACCGACTGAGAAAGGAAGAAAAATGACGACTTCCCCGAATATTCGTCTTATCAAAGAACCTCCGCAGAACTGAAACAATCAGCCTGTGGAGATTTTACCTCGAACCTCGATGCGATGCCAAGAATGTGCAATACAAATTCATCGTGACTCAAGGCTTTTTTCATCTTGTTACAAACGATGCAACAAGAGACTACGTTGTCCAGAGTATAACCTTTGGTGTTATCCAAGCGGTCTATGCCTTGGTAGGTGATTTTATGGCCGTGACATATATGAGTGTTGCTCGGGGAGTCTCCACAATAATAACAATCGAGGTTAATTAATTTCTCTACATCCTCTTTTGTTAATTTGAACTCCATATCTTTTTTGCGAGCAGCTTGGCGATAAGAACTAAAAACACGATTAACCCGAAATTCCGAAGGGGAAATTCGGTTCATCTCCGCTGTTCGTTCTTTATTGTAACAACCACAACTAATAGCATCTCCCGAACGGAGATTGGCCCCCATGATTGTTTTGGTATTACCACAATCACAAAGGCATTCCCACATACTTTCTTTTTCTCCTCGGGAGTCAACCCGATTTCCTGCGTCACTAATGACCAGCAAGCGACCGAATCGTTTCCCAACAAGTTTTAATCTGTTGTGTGCTACCATAATGTCACCCTAATGTCACCAATATAGTGACATTAAACTGTCATAAGTCCTTATAGCATAGTGGCTTCTGTCAGGCCAGTAAGTTTTACTGCTCTGGGGTCAGTAGGGGCAATTAAGTTGTAATACCAGAACGGACTCTCAAGCAAGTCCATCGGAGCACCTGTCGTAGCAGGGTCACGAGCAACCATAAACACACCACTATGACCTCCAAGTGGGGCTAAGAATTCAATCTCTGGCCCCATACTGGCTTCTGTTCCACCAGACCTCGGAGGACTAAATCTCTGGATATTGTCCCCACCAAACTTCAGGGCGTACAGCGTCTTACTCAGACACATAGGACTCATAATCCATTCATAGACTCGTCCACCGAACTCATAAGAAATCTGGGACCAACCACCCTTAAAACTCAAAGCCTTACCCGTACGGTCATAATTCTGCCGATTGTTGTACAAACCAGGCTGTTGTAACCACTTCAACTGAACGCCCTGTGTAGTAATTACAGTATCCAGCGTTTCTCCTGGATAGGCATCCAAATATCCGCCGATATAACCGTTAATTACATCGTCGGTTAGAGGCCCGTTTACAGCCTTAACTTGAGACTTGAATTGTGGATAAGTAGTCAAATCAAGAGCCTGACTCCCGGAAGAACCTCCCATAATGTAACCAGACCCCTTAATCCAGTCATTGAGGCCCCAACTAAGTTGAGGTCTATTAACTACACGACTCGTATGAGCCACACAAATCCAGTCATCCGCTATCGGCTGAGCACTAAAGGCATCGCCACTTCCCGACCAGTCAAAGTCCATCTGTCCACCATCAACAGAATTAATGGCCTTAACAGTTATAGACTTTCCGAGGTAATCAACCCCTGTAACAAGCAGTAGAACATAATCACTATTAGTATGCTCATAATTAAGCACATCCGCACCAGTTGTTGCAGTACCACTTTGAAGCACACCGGCACTATTATCCACCAAGTCAATTTGCATACCCTGACGGAAATTTGCGATACGACCATATTCCTCATTAATAGTAATCTTGAAATATTCCGTAGTACCAACTTCTTCTATCGCCGAAATTCTACCGAGTACTTGATTCACACCAGTAGTGGAACCATCATTACTCTCTGCACTATGAGAGAAGAAACTGGAAGCCTCATAAATAGCTTTCAGTTTCGCAACTGCCTTCATATCCCGAGCCACCTTCTTAATCTGAGCGGCATTAAGCAAATCAGCCTGTTTCCATGCAGCCGGAATACTAAAGTTACCCACAACTTTATGCAGAGTAAGTTCCCGCTTAATATCGCCCATGTGAGGCGACTTCGTGGCATCCGGGAAAATCGACAACCCCGAAGTCAAGGTTGTCGGAGTAATATCTAACATCCTTGTCTGCGTACCAGTAATGGTCTCCATTGTCGGACCGAGCGGATCAGCCGACTCAATCATACCAGCTACACCAGTTTCGTAAAGGTGTATAACCTTATACCCACGACCAAGACCTTCCTGCTTTTTTACTCCCAACGCTGTCCGTTTAATTTTATCGAACACTGGAGCTATAGCAGGACCAGCCTCGGTAATCATCATCGGAAGCTCCTCGCGTACGAGGTTATCTAACGCATCAATAGCCTGTGCCATTGTAATATCCCCTAACTAAATACATTTACGTTAATATGCAGTTAGTTGAGGGCATCAATCAGCGAATCTCTACTTAATTTTTCTGGCAGCATGTACCGCCTTCTGAAGATACCTTGCAACAAGATTCTTCTCTTGGTCATCTTCAACCGAAGAAATTCGCTTGATTGGTTCATCAGCTTGGATTTCAGATGAAAGTCCTGCACCCGGCCCCAGGCCCAAAACAATGGGTTGCTGGTTGGATTTCTTTGGGATACCAAGTTTGATCAACGACGACCGCACCCTCTGTACACTCGCAGTAACCATCTCGGCCCCAAACGGAGTCCCACTCTGTATCTTCTGTAGAACATCCTCAGCTACCATATTTTTAACTTCGGACAACACTTCTTTGCTGTCCTCACCTACTATCATTTTACCAATTATCTCATCCTTGTCAACCGCTTTGTCCGATATTTCTCGAATTTCTTTCCGAGCATCATTAACATGCCGCTGCTGCGAATATTCCAAAATCGCTTTAACCTCCGCAGGAGAAGCCCCAAATTCCTTCTTAAACTGCTCTGAAAAATCATTTGAGCCTTTTTTGTCTGATTTCTGCGGAGGTTCCTCGTTGAGATACTGCATAAACTCAGTGGGGTCGATTTCCAGCAAACCAGCCAATTCCCGCACATCCGCCTCAGACGGGTTATCGTTGGTAGATATTGACTTAACAAGAGTTTCTATCCTTGTTCCCCGCTCTGCCGCTTTTGTAGCCGCAGCAGCTTCATTGAATCGCTTATCTGCCCCGGCAGATTTAGATGCAAGAGTTTTCATTTCCTCTATTGTGAGATTTCGTTCCTCTCCATCTATTTTGACGGCATAGGTTTCTTCTTTCTTTGTCTCCTCTTGTTTTTGTTCTTGTTGGTTTTGTTCCTGGTTCTGCTCTTCAGATTTCGAGTCGGTATTATATTCGGCCATTTTCTGCCCTTTCTAAATAGGAAATTGCTCTTAATAATATATCGGTTCCATTCGTATCTGCTTTAGCGTATCCTAATACACTATTACAAGACTGGCAAAGAACACCTCTAACTTTGTTAGTGAGATGATTATGGTCAATAGACAATAATTTCACGATTCCTTGATATTTCATAGTTTCTGGTTTCCCACAAATATCACATACTCCTCTTTGAGCCATAGAAAATATTTGGATTTCTTCTTTAGTTAGACCATAACGACTTTTAGTTACCATTTTTCTTTCTTTTTCTGGGTTTTTCGTTCTACGATTTTTACTTTCTTCTTTCCGTTTCTCTGGGTGTTTCTTATAATAATCCTTTTTAGCTTGTGTGGTGCAGGTACTACAGCGACTTCTTCGGCCACTCCTCAAACTTCTGTCCCGACAAAAATTCTCTAAAGATTTCTCTTTTAGACATTTTGTGCAGATTTTAGTTTTTATTTTCTTCCTTTCTAAAAATTATATTTGTGGCATTTCTCCTCCCTGCGGAGGTTGAAGTTCAAGTTCTGCCGCTTCTTCCATAGTCGGCATCTCATCTGGGAATACGCCTAATCCAAGATTGTGTTCCTCATAATGTGCTACGAAAGCATCCCGAACAGGTTGAGAGGCGGCATAAAATTCCGGCCTCGCCATAAAAGCATCCAGCACATCCTTGTGTATTAGGTGCATATCCCTTTCTGATACAATAACCTCACCAGGAGTTTCCCCATCCCCAAATAAAGCAAGGTTCTCTAATTTAGCCCGACGATAGTTCTGCCAAGCAACCTCATTGCCAACAGGAGAAGTTAATCCCATCTCTCGAACCTTAAAGCTATATTCATTTAGACTCAAAGTTCCTTCTTTCAAAGCCTCTTTCAACTCCAATTTCTGTTGCTCTTTTGATATTGGAACTTCTGAGGCCACATTAATATTCACTTCATCAGGAGATGGAATCGCATTCTGGGCAAGGCTAATTTCACCTGTTTTCATATCAAAAGCTATACCGGCCAGAGAATCATCAAGATTACTAATACTCACAACTTTCTCGGCAGGCCAAATATCCCGACAAATGCCAAGCATAGCCCTATAAACCCCTGCTAACGCCTCTGCGACATTTTTGGCCGTAGGGGAGAGAGGTATCCCACTCGTCTCATATAACATCCCCAAACCAGATGCAGAATCCACTCGGCCTGGGGCATCCCCCTTCAACATCTCCGAAGGTTGATTCGACACTTTATCCATTAAGGTACTTGCAATCATAGCCGCATCTACCTGAGGTTTTGTCAATCTCGCAGGTTCTATATTAAATGGTTTCAGGTCTGGAGTCGTATAATCTGGTTCGTATGTTACCCTTTTAATCCCGTCCCGTCCCCTATGAGCATCTGGAGGTGTGCCAAGAGAAGCAGGCCACATCTGTATCCCATACAAATCAAAATCAGCAACAGCCTGAAAAAGACTACTAAGCCCGTATTCTGCCTCAGTGTTCAGTGGAATTAGCTGATCAACAAAAGAACGTCCATAAAAACCCCCTACAACAACATCACGAGCAATCTTCACAGGCATGTGATATTTACTTTTAGAGTGGTCATACCGATATAACTGATTCAATTTCTCAAAATCACCTGCGAAAATAAGATATTCTGCCAAATAACCATCCGTTGTCTCAGTCCAAACTTCGACGAGCAATGTCACTGGCATCTGCGTTTTGTCTTTTTTAGTCTGTCTCCCCTTCCACTGAGTCTCAACCTGACTCTGCCCACTTCTAATGTAGAATCCGCCCCCCGAATGTGTAATAGATGCAGCACCTTGAAATTTTGAAGAAATCTCGGAAGGTAAATCAGCAAACGGAATTTTCAACTCCTCCATCCCCTTCCACACTTTCGACTTCTTACTTGGGGTTATTGAAAGCCCCTTCACATATTCAGTAGGGACCCACCTTACTCTCATCAGTCCCCTTACATCCGAAGGTGAGGCTACATCTATTGGTATTGGAACCAACTCCCAAGGATTAATAACCTCAATCCCAATACTATCTACACCTTCAACCCACAGTCCAAAACCAATCGTCCCATACTGTAACAAAGGCGGGAAGGCATTCAAAGCCAACTTAGATACCTTCTCTTGCGGGAAAGCCGCATCCAAAACCACCTGTGCCGTACTTGCTTTCCTCAAGCCATCCAGACTAACTCCACGTCTTGATACAGCCGGAGCCAGATTTATAGTTAACAACCTACCAAGCTGTGCCTGATATTTAGCTAATATATCCTCATATCTAAACTTCAATGTACCCGAAGCATCCAGATAGGAGGCATTTAATGTACCCTGACTATAATTTATATTCGAGAAATTCCGAAGTCCTCGCATATAATAATAGTTAATCCACCAGTTAATCGACTGGGGATTCATCTTACCTTTACCAGTCGAGACTAAAAACTGAAAAATCTGCTCAACTTGTTGCTTATTTTCCTTCGTATTCTCGGGCAATTCAAATTTGAATCCCATTAGTGAACTCCAGCCTTTATAGTATAATTAGTATTTCCACCCTCATCTTCCTTTTTCTTCTCTCCGCCTACCCCCCTAAGTTTTCCCTGCGGAGGTTTATCCGATGTAATCAACGCCCTCAACGCTTCAGGCTTTGGTTCTTTCCCTGCCAGAAAAATAAGAAGTTGTTTATTAACATCTGCCAGTCGATTTGTGACCCGAAGTAACACCATTAACAAAATGCACGAGAAAATCCCAAACATTCCAGTCAACAATAATGCCCAAAGAGCTAAAATGTCCATAGAATCCTTCCTTTCATCTTCATACTATTTATTCTATCACAAACTCAATTCTTGTCAA